AAAGCTTCTTATAATTTAGCAATGAATGGAGGAACTGAATATGTAGCACTTGTAAATCTAGATGATGAATATATAGTTCCATCAACAGGAGAAACGGGAGCTGTAACATTCTCTAGTACTGTATCTAGTATTTTAGCAAATGGCTACTATACTACAAATACTACTTTAGGTGCAGTAGTACGAAGACTAAATAAAGATGGAAGTATAGACACTTCTGTAGATGGAAACACTATACCAAATTACTGGCAAGCTGCAAAAAATTCAAGTAGCCCAGGAACGTTGAATGATAATAATGCTCTTGTACAAAGAGTAAGAGTTTGGGATACATATAGTGCTTCAACAACTTACTATGCTTACACAGATGATAGGTACAATGATTTTGTTAAACATACTTCAGGTGGTTTAACAAAACTATGGAAAGCTAAGAAAACATCTGTGGGACAGACACCAGAATTAGGCGACTACTGGGAAACTGGAGATATTTGTTCAAAAACAATGACAGCATGTAAAATGAGATTCGGGTTCGACCCTGTATCTGTAGGGACTGCTACTAGCACTGGTAAAAGCAAGCCTAACACAGAGGTAGTACTACCTTTTGGAGGTTTCCCAGGCTCACAAAAATTCTCTTAATGAAATTTTTAGATGAGATGTACAAAGCGGCTAAAGAGTCTGCTCCTGGGGAAATGTGCGGACTTGTAGTCCGACAAAATGACACAGAAAAATGGATTTTGTGTAAAAATATTTCCGAAGATAAAAATGACTTTGAAATTGACGCAAAGATTTTCGTTCAATATCAACTTACTTCAAAAATATTATATGTAGTGCATAGTCATTACAATCAGAAAAATTTAAAAGCAAGCATCTATGATGTGAATAATTGTAACGCGGTGAATATACCTTACTTAATAGTAGGATATCCACAAAAGGAATATATAATAGTAGAACCAATATGACAAGAACAATATACTTACAAGGAAAAATGGGAGAACTTTTCGGAGACGTCTGGAGTCTTAATGCAGCAACTGTAGCAGAATGTATGCACGGTATTGATTGCCAAAGAGAAGGAAGACTTAAACAATACTTACTAGACTGTACGGAAAAAGGAATAAAATTTACAGTTCAAAGAGGTAAAGAGCTTCTTGACTATGATAACTTACAGATGAACTTAGGCGAAGACGATTTAATTATTTCTCCAGTTCCTGCAGGTTCTGGAAATAAATTATTAAAAGTAATAGTAGGCTTTGCACTAATGGTACTAAGTGTAGCTATGATGATGGGCAGTCCTGGACTACTAATGATTGCAGCAGCTGTAGCAGTGGGTATGGTAGGTTCAACTCTACTTAATCAAGGTGTAGCAGAATATATGGCACCTAAAAAACCTGGAGAAAAGGGAGATGCTTTTCTTTTTGATGGCCCTGTTAATACAACTAAACAAGGAGTACCAGTACCTTTAGCTTATGGGCAGTTACTAGTTGGAGGGGCTACAATAAGTTTTGGCTTTACAGACGATGAAGTAACTTCTGCTTCAGGTTTTACATTTTCAAATTCTACAGGAGGCACTTACTCAGCCTCTGTAGGCACTCCGCCTAACTCAGCAACACCAATAATATCAGACTCAACTACACCTGCTACAATACCAGCAGCAAAGCCAGAACATATAGACTGGAATTTTGATAAAGGAGAACTATAATGGCACGACAAATAATAGATGAGAATGGAGAACCTGTTATTGTTATAGGAGAAGATTCTTCAAGTACATATAATTCTTTTGGTTCAAAAACAGGAACAGAAAAACAAAGCGCTGTTGTAGTAGATATATTATCTGAAGGCCCTATACAAGGCTTAGTTGACGGAGCTTCTTCAGTACAACTCAATGGAGTACCAATTCTAGACCCTATAACAAAACAATCATACTCTGCTGCAGTTTCTAGTAATGTGAGTTATACTGCAAGTTCGAGAACATTAACAGATAATACTAATACTTTATTTGCTAATAGAGGAATTAGTGATGGAACTTATAAAATACAAATAGAAGGTGGATTAAAAGCAGCTTCAGGATTAATAAGTACTACAGCTGGATTAAGCACAGTAACCTCTAGCTCTAGTTTTTTTGCAGAAGACCAAGTAAGCTTTAATAACGAGTCAAGAACTTTGACTATACCAGGTGCAGGGTCTGGGGGTTCTGACTATAAGGGAAGAATTGTACAGTTTATTAATGCAACAAGTGTATCTGTAGAACCTGCCCCTTCAGTCTCAGTATCAGGAGCTAATGCTACTATTGATTTAGTAGGAACTGTATCTTCTATTTCTAACAATACAGCAGTTTTAGAAGGTAGTGGTACGATTGGTATTAATGTATCAAATGTCAAAACAAATTTAAGTACTCCAGGAGTGAGTGCAGCTATCACTCCAGATAGATGGAACTTTGAAGACGCAGGTTTTGCATTTCGGTCGGGTACTAGAGACCAATCATTTTTACCTTTACCTGGAAATGTAGGTACAAACTCACTTACTACTAATGCAGGAGTTACTTTAAACACTACTGATTTTAATGCAATTACACACAATGGTTCTGCTATTTTTCCAAATAATTATGTTACTGCAAACGGAGTAAGTAATTGGAGTAGGGTAGACGAACCAGATGCAAGTCGTTTAGTTTTTACAAGTGATGGCATGGGAGTAGCTTCTCCAGGAGAAGTTGATGCTATAAAAATAACAATAAAGTTTCCAAATGGTATGCTAGCGCAGAAACCAGGAGATGGAGCAGAAGAAACAGGTTTCGCAGAGTTTCAGATTCTTTTTGAATACTCTGTAACAGGCAACTTTGACGATACAAAAACTTATGTAGCTTATGGACATTCAGATGCTCAACTACAAAGTAGAGCAGCTTTACCTGGTAGAAGTGCAGATAGTTTTGGAGGAAAAGCAG